CAGAAGCAGCAAAGCAGATCAGTGCGTCAGCATTTATTGATGCATGTCAGTTGCTTGGTGATGCACAGTCACAGTTATCTGGCGTCGCAATGCATTCAGCAACAAAGTCTTATCTGAAGAAACTGAATCTCATTGAGACAGAGCGTGATTCTACGGATGTAGAGTTTGATACCTATCAGGGTAGACGTGTAACTGTAGATGACGGATGCCCAGTAGGTGACGGAGGTGTGTACACTACATATCTTTTTGGAAATGGTGCAGTAGCATATGGTAATGGTTCTCCTGTTGGGTTTGTGGCTACCGAGACGGATCGTGATAAACAGACCGGTGCTGGTATTGATTATCTCAT